TTTTTAATATCCTCTTCCTCGACGAATTCGCTTTCGTTCCAAACCATATTGCAGACTCGTTCTTTGCATCTGTTTATCCTACTATTACTTCTGGTAAAAGCACAAAAGTCATCATAGTTTCAACGCCACATGGTATGAATCATTTCTACCGCATGTGGCATGACGCAGAACGTGGTAAGAATGAATATGTATTTACTGATGTTCATTGGTCTGAAGTTCCTGGGCGTGACTCCGAATGGAAAAAACAAACCATTGCAAACACTTCAGAACAACAATTTAAAGTTGAGTTTGAGTGTGAATTCCTTGGATCTGTTGATACGTTAATTTCTGCAAGTAAACTCAGAACTTTTGTATATGACCATCCAAAGACCCGTAGTGCTGGTTTAGACGTATATGTTGATCCAATTGAAGAACATGACTATTTGATCACTGTGGACGTAGCCAGAGGCGTTGGAAACGATTACTCGGCGTTTACCGTGGTGGACATTACAAATTTCCCACACAGAGTTGTTGCAAAATATCGGAACAACGAAATCAAACCCATGCTATTTCCGAGTGTGATTGTTGATTTAGCAAAGAGTTATAATAATGCATTTATTTTATGTGAAGTCAATGATGTTGGTGATCAGGTAGCATCAATCATTCACTATGATCTTGAATACAATAACCTTTTGATGTGTTCGATGCGTGGTCGTGCTGGACAAATTGTGGGACAAGGATTTTCTGGTAAGAAGACCCAACTTGGCGTTAAGATGTCTAAGGCAGTTAAAAAGGTTGGATGCTTAAACCTTAAGACAATGATTGAAGAAGATAAACTTATCTTCAACGATTATGAAATTATGAGTGAACTTACAACATTCATTCAGAAACACAACTCATTTGAAGCTGAAGAGGGTTGTAATGACGACCTTGCAATGTGTCTTGTTATCTATGCATGGTTAGTAGCGCAGGATTACTTTAAAGAACTAACCGATCAAGATGTCCGCAAGCGTCTCTATGAAGAGCAAAAAAATCAGATAGAACAAGACATGGCCCCGTTTGGTTTTATCGTTGATGGTACAGACGAATCTAGTTTTGTAGATGTTGATGGTGACAGATGGTTTACCGATGAATATGGTGATAGAGCATATATGTGGGAATATCAATGATGGACTTGGATGACCAACTAAAACTTGGGCATTTATTATTCAAAGAACGATCTTGCAGATCTTGTGGGCAGCAAAAAAATTTAATAGAGGATTTTTATAAAATTCGAAAAGGATCTGGAGTATCATCCTATTCTTATGAGTGCAAAGAATGCACGATTAAGAGAGTAGTTTTGAGTAGACTGCAATCTACAGTTTTTGACAAATGGGAATATCCTGACTGGTAGTTTGTTCATGCATTGTTTCCCGACTCAAAAGTAACATTTTAATAAATATTTTTTAGATAAACTGAGTCTAACGGAGAAAAACATGGCGACTCCTCAATTATCTCCTGGTGTACTTATCAGGGAAGTTGATTTAACAGTAGGGAGAGCTGATAATGTTCTCGATAATATCGGAGCAATTGCGGGTCCTTTTGCTATAGGTCCTGTTGATGAACCAATCAATATTGCAACTGAAGCACAATTAATCAATACATTTGGAAAGCCCCTTTCAACTGATGCTCAATATGAGTATTGGATGACTGCATCATCATTCCTCAGTTATGGTGGTGCATTAAAAGTTGTTAGAACTTCTGGAAGCACATTAAATAATGCAAACGCTGCTGTTGGATACGCTGCCACCACCGTATTAAAAATTGATAATTATGACGATTACACTGCAAATCACTCTGCAGATAGTGTAAATTATGTTTTTGCTGCTAAGAACCCAGGTTCTTGGGCAAATAATATGAAGATTTGTGTTATTGATAGCAAAGCAGATCAAACAATTGGAATCAATACAACAAGTCTTTTTGATGCTGGAGCTACAATCGGTATTGGAGTTACTGTTGCTTTAAGTGGCGTTACTATTCCTGGAGATGGTACAACAAATTCATTTACTGGTTATTTAAAAGGCATAATTACAGGAGTTACTACAGATGCAACCAATGGCAATAGTAGTATTGATATAAAAATATTTTCCAGAGTTTCTTCTACAGGAACAGAAACTGAGATTGATTATAAACAATCGGAGAGAGTATCATCATTCACAGCAAATGATTCGTTAAAATTTATTAATGCTAGTGGTATTCAAACAGGAACAACAAATACAGCAGCATCTGTGCTTGATTGGTATGATCAACAAACCCTTGGTCTTTCAAATCAAACGATATATTGGAAATCTTTAGCACCAAAACCAGGAACTTCTTCCTATGGTTCTCAAAGAAACTGTAAGCACGATGAAATTCATGTCGTAGTTTATGACGACAGAGGAACTATTACTGGTATTCAAGGAAATCTTTTAGAAAAACATATTGGACTCTCTAAAGCCACAGACGCTGTATCAGCAATAAATTCTCCGCAGAAAATTTTCTGGAAAAATTACATTGCAGATTTTTCGGAAAATATTTATGCTGGCGACAATCCATCTGTGGGGGCAGATAGTTATAACGCAACTACTCCAAGAGCAACAGGATTTTCAACTTCATTTACCCAAAATACAGAATCTGAAGGTCAATGGAACCTTCCTGCACAAGGAAAAAGATTTGGTGCGATTGGAAATGTTGCATATACTTTAACAGCTGGTGTTGACTATTCCGCATCAAATGGAATGACTGCGGCATTAGCAGATTTAGTGACTTCATATGGGTTATTCTCAAACAAAGATGAGATTGCTGTAGACTACTTACTTATGGGTCCAGGTTTACATAACAAGTTTGAATCGCAAGCAAAGGCCAATTATTTAATTTCTGTGGCAAATCAAAGAAAAGATTGTTTAGCAGTTGTTTCAACACATAGAGCTGACGTTGTTAATGTAACAAACTCAACTACACAAACAACTAACTTGATCGAGTTTTTCTCACCACTTTCATCTTCATCATTTGCAGTGTTTGATAGTGGATATAAGTACACTTTTGATAGATTCAACAACACCTTCCGTTACATTCCATGTAATGGTGATGTTGCAGGATTAATGGTAAGAACAGCGATCACTTCTTATCCATGGTTCTCACCTGCTGGCCAACAAAGAGGTATATTGAATAATGCAACCAAACTTTCATACAATCCATCAAAAACACAAAGAGATCAACTGTATTCTCTGAGAGTTAACTCGATTATTAATCAACCTGGAACAGGTGTCATTCTCTATGGAGATAAGACAGCATTATCGTATGCTTCCGCATTTGATAGAATCAACGTTCGTCGCCTCTTCCTGACCATTGAGCAGGCACTTGAAAGAACTGCAAATGCTCAACTCTTTGAACTGAACGATCAAATTACAAGATCAAACTTTGTCAATATTGTTGAACCATACCTGAGAGACATTCAGGCAAAGCGTGGTCTGTATGACTTCTTAGTTGTTTGTGACGAAACAAATAACACTCCTGATGTTATTGACAATAATGAATTCAGAGCTGACATTTATCTGAAACCAACAAGGTCAATTAACTACGTCACCTTAACTTTCGTAGCGACTCGAACTGGAGTTAGCTTTGAGGAAGTTGCAGGAACTGTTTGATCATATAATTAATTACTAAGGAGGATCCTAAAATGGCACAAATCCCAACAAGAAACATCTCACAGTTCAAGTCAAAACTCATTGGAGGTGGCGCACGTCCTAACCTGTTTGAGGTTAGTGTTACGTTCCCAACAGGAATAAACCTTGCAATTCAAAATGATGGAACTGGAACTTTTGATGCTGAAAACTTCAGATTCCTTTGTAAGGCTGCTGCACTTCCTGCATCAACAGTTGCAGAAGTAGCAGTTCCTTTTAGAGGAAGAACCTTAAAGGTTGCTGGAGAAAGAACATTTGATAACTGGACAATCACTGTTATCAATGATGAAAACTTCGGTCACAGAAGAGCATTTGAAGCATGGATGCAAAACGTTGCTCAGTATGGAGACAGTTCTGGTCTGGTAAATCCAGCAGATTACATGGGAAATGCTACAGTTTACCAACTCGGAAGAACTGCTGCTTCTCAACAAGGTGAGGGAACAACTTCAGGGCCAGCAAACATCTTAGCACAGTATAAGTTTGTTGACATCTTCCCAACTTCAGTTTCCGACATCCCACTGTCATATGAGACTGAAAATGCACTTGAAGAGTTTACTGTTGAGTTCCAAATTCAGTACTACTATCCTGAGGCTGCCGGTTCTGGCGCTTGATAAATAGTACAAATAAGTCTACACTTTAATAATGGCAAAACTTTTTGGTTTCTCTATTGAAGATAAAGAACCATTATCACCTGGGGTTGTCTCCCCCGTTCCTCCCAATAATGAGGACGGGGTTGATCACTATTTAACCAGTGGATTTTTTGGTTCTTATGTCGATATTGAGGGAATTTATAGAACTGAATTTGACTTAATCAAAAGATATCGTGAGATGGCTTTGCACCCAGAGTGTGATAGTGCAATCGAAGATATTGTAAACGAAGCAATTGTTTCAGATTCCGATGATAGTCCAGTAAAAATTGAACTGTCAAATTTAAATGCAAGTGATGGAATCAAGCAGAAGATTAGACAAGAATTCAAGCATATTTTAGATCTTTTAGATTTTGATAAGAAGTGCCATGAGATTTATAGAAACTGGTATATTGACGGTAGAATCTATTACCATAAAGTCATTGATCTTAAGAATCCTCAAGAAGGTATTCAAGAGTTAAGATACATTGACTCGATGAAAATTCGTTATGTAAGACAAACTCAAAAAACTGATAAGGATGATCGTGGTATTCGATTAGCGAATAGAAACGATGATAATCCGATGCAATATGAGTTTCCTAAAATCGAGGAATACTTTATCTACACTCCTCAAGCAACATATCCTACATCAAATCCATCATCTCTTGGAGATCAAAAGGGTGTTAAGATTGCAAGAGACTCAATCACATATTGTACATCAGGTCTTGTAGATAGAAATAAGGGATCAACACTTTCATATCTCCACAAAGCAATTAAGGCTCTCAATCAACTTCGTATGATTGAAGACTCTCTGGTTATCTATCGTTTATCAAGAGCACCAGAAAGAAGAATTTTCTATATTGACGTAGGTAATCTTCCTAAGATCAAGGCAGAACAATATCTTCGTGATGTTATGATGCGTTATCGCAACAAACTTGTGTATGATGCAAACACAGGTGAAGTTCGTGATGACAAAAAATACATGAGTATGCTTGAAGATTTCTGGCTTCCAAGACGTGAAGGTGGTCGTGGAACAGAAATTACTACACTTCCTGGTGGACAAAACCTGGGAGAAATCACTGATATTAAATACTTTCAAGATAAACTCTATCGTTCATTGAATGTTCCATCATCAAGAGTTGGTGGTGACAGTGGTTTTAATCTTGGTCGTTCATCAGAAATCTTAAGAGATGAAGTTAAGTTCAGTAAGTTTGTTGGACGTTTGAGAAAGAGATTCTCAAATATGTTCAATGATATGCTTAAGACACAACTTATTCTTAAGAATATTATCACTCCCGAAGATTGGGAGACGATGAGTGAGCATATTCAGTATGACTATCTGTATGATAATCACTTCTCTGAACTTAAAGAATCTGAGCTTCTGATGGAGCGTTTAAATATGGTTACTCAAGCAGAACCATTTATTGGCAAGTATTTTTCACAAGATTATGTTCGTCGTAAGATTCTTCGCCAGACTGATGAAGAAATCCTTGATCAAGATAAACTAATCGATAAAGAAATTAAAACTGGAGTTATTCCAGATCCAGCGGAGATGATGATTGATCCTGCAACAGGACAACCAGTTCCTGGTGCAATTGGAGATCTTGGAGCTCCTGTAATGGAACCAGAAATCAATGCAAAATCAGTTGAACCACCCGAAGTCAAAATGCCCAAAGGTGGTGAGATTTAATAAATAACAACGATTACCTATTACAAAAATCATGGATGAATTAATGGATATGATTGTTACTGATGAAAGTCCTTCACAAATCAGTGATAAAATTAAAGATCTGCTTTTCTCTAAAGCGGCTGAAAAAATTGACTCTTTTAAACCTGTAGTAGCATCCTCAATGTTTGGTGACTACGAAGAAGAAGAGGAAGAATAATAATTAATAAATAACTAGTAAATGATTTGTAAAAATAATGACTCATAGGCCAGTTGGATCTGGTGTATCTTTTACCACATCCACAACATCATCAAAATCAGCAGCATTTTCTGGAAGAACTAACACTCTAAGAGTAGTAGCGACTGGTGCGAATGCATTTGTGGCAATTGGAACAGAACCAACGGCTACGTTGAGTGATTATTGCGTTCCATCAGGAACTTCAGCAACTCTTGCAATCGATAACGGTTCAGCAAGAATTGTTGGAGTTACAACTGGTACAACAACTTATGTTGATTTTCCAGAAGGTCAAGCATCACCTTTTGGAATTGGAGATTATGTAAGTTTGACTGCATCAACTCAGACTTATTATAATTTTACACACGCTGCTGTAACTGAAGTATTTAATTCTTCAAATCATGGCGGATATTATTCAACAAGAATTGGAATTGCAACAAATACTTCTGGGATTGTAACTACATTTGCAGACCCTGATGCAATTCTTCGCAATTCAATCAAAGTTGCAGCTATCACTGATACTGGTGGCGGAGTTCTTTATACACAACAAGTACAAATTACCGGTCAAGCGTAAAATGAAACTCATCAGAGAAGAAATCGAATCAGTCGAATTTATCGTTGAAGAACGCAATGGTAAAAAATCACTCTATATTGAGGGTGTTTTCCTTCAAGGTGACATCAAAAACCGTAACGGTCGTATGTACCCTATGGAAACTCTTCGTCGTGAAGTTGCTCGATACAATGAGAATCATGTTCAAGCAGGAAGAGCTCTTGGAGAACTTGGACACCCTGATGGTCCTACAGTAAATCTTGATCGTGTTTCTCACAAAATCACTTCTTTAAGAGAAAGTGGTTCTAACTTCATTGGTAAGGCAAAGATTTTGAATACTCCAATGGGTAAAATTGCAGAGTCTCTGATTACTGAAGGTGTAAAACTTGGTGTTTCTTCTCGTGGCGTTGGTTCACTCAGAGTAAGTCGTGAAGGAATCAATGTTGTTGGTGAAGATTTTATGCTTGCAACTGCAGCTGATATCGTAGCAGATCCTTCAGCGCCTGATGCATTTGTTTCTGGAATTATGGAAGGTAAGGAATGGGTGTGGGATGGTGGAATCCTTCGTGAAAAGTATGCATCAAAAACTTACAAGACAATCAATACTCTTGTAGATCAAGGAAAATTAGATGAACAAAAACTCAATTTGTTCAATGATTTCTTAAATAATCTGTAATTTGTTAAATTATAAATAAATATAGTTTATAACCAAAGGTTAAACGGAGAGTTCAAATGTCTCGTGGCAAACAATTACAAGAAATGGAAGTAGGCACTACACAATCCAGAACTGCCGTCAATGCAAATGCAAAGGCAGCGGGG